ATGGACTGTACCGTAAAAGGCAATCTGCCCTCCGAAATTTTTGAGGACATTAAAAAAATTGCAGACAACAGGATAAATTTTCAACAGTTAAAAAACAAGACTGTTTTCGTGTCGGACTGTCACGGACTTATTGCATATTACATTATATGCACATTGCTTGAGGGCAATGATTTTTTTGAAAACAACACAAGGGTAATCACCCTTGCAAAAAGCCGTGAAGATGCCGAAAAGCAGTTCGGCAGCCTTACTCTCCGCAAAGATTTTGTTGTTGAAATCGGAGAGTCAAAGAACTTTCCGGAGATTGAAAGAGCCGATTTTGTAATATACTGCAACTGCCCGTGTGAGGTTGCAGAGGAAGATTGCAGTAATCCCGAAATTGCGGATACAATCATTTCGGGCTTTGCAAATGTGCTTGAATATGCAAAAGAGTCAAATGCCGAATCGGTTCTGCTCGTATCTTCATATATGGTTTACGGGGAGGTTTTCAGCGGTAAAAATAACATTTGCGAAAACGACCTCGGCTATCTCGATCCGACCGATGCCGACAGTGCATACGCACAAAGTATGCGTTCAGCCGAAACACTTGCTGTTTGCTATGCTGAAAAGTTCGGTATGAATGTAAAAATCGCCCGTCCCTGCCCCACACTCGGAGGTGTCAGAATGAGCGATGAAAGAAAATGGGCAAAGCTGATTGTCAGTGCGGCAAAAAATCAGAGCATTATGCTTACGGATAACGGTGGTGAAAAGTTCAGCTTTTGCTATGTGACGGACACGGTTTCTGCATTGATTGATATTTTGCTTAACGGAAAAAGCGGTGAGGCATACAACATTTCAAACGATAACGCAAATGTGACAATGCGGGAATTTGCACAGCTTGTAAAATCGGCAAATCCCGAAAAGAATCTCTCCGTAGTGTTCGTTCACAGAAAAGACGAAGAAGAACCCGAATTTTCTCCGTCATCCCCCACACCGTATGCTTTGTGCAATGATAAAATAAAATCACTCGGCTTTAGTCCGAAAACCACGCTTAAAGATGGAATAAAACGCAGTATAAGAGCAACAGAACTGCGAGCAGAATTGCGAAGGATAAAGTAATGCGTATTAAAGATTTTTTAAACGAATTTGAGGCTGACAGGGCGGCATTGCCCGGAGTTGAAAAAGAAACTCTTGCAAAGCTCAGGAACAAAACAATTGTCATCTCGGGCGGTGAACTTGCAAGGTGTCTTTGCTATGCCTTTCTGTACAATAACGAGGCTAAAAGGCTCGGAATAAAAGTTATCCTTCTCGGCAAATCACGCAACGCAATGGCATCATACCACAGCGAACTCTTGTTAAGAGATGATTTCGATTTTGTCGATTATAATTCTGCATCAGAAATTTCAAGTGCCGACTATGTAATTACAACAGGAATCTGCGGTGAACATACAGACAACAACCCACAGATTATGATTGACGGCATTGCAGAGATAAATGCCTGTGCCAAAATTGCAAAAGCCACAGGCGCAAGGGCTGTCGTTGTGAACGACAGCAGAATTTACGGCAAAGCCAAACCGCACAGAGTTTATTCCGAAAACGAGTACGCAGAACTTAACGCAACCTCTCCCTCATCGCTTGCAGGTCAGCTTATGAGAACGAGAGAAACCACCTTGCACTCGGTTTTGAAGAACAGCGAATCAACAGTTACAACGCTCAGAACGGGCATAATTTTGGGAGCGTCAAGCAACTTTACAAGCGTGCTTGATCCTGTTTTTGACGATATAGCCAACCGCCGTGACACAGTTGTTCCTGCAACAAGGGATCGTTGCACCTTTGTTTATATCAACGATGTTTTAAAGGCGATTGTATTCGCAATGACAACTCTTGAAGAAAACGCAGTTTATAATGTCGGCGGCAAAAACTGCAACGCATCGCTGATTATGATTGCGGCTGTTCTCAACGATATTTACGGCAGTCGCTGTACAATTGAGTCGGGCAATTTTACGGAGCTTGACGGCTGTGCAATTAATTCAAACAAGATTTCCGTAAACGAATGCACTCCCGACATTGACCTTGAAACCATGCTGAAAATCTGCATAATGGATAAGATGAAGTCCGAAAAAGTTCTGCGTATCCCCCACTCACATGAGCGCAGACTTGATTCAATTCACGAAATTCAGCTTGCATTTCTGCTTGAAACCGACAGAATTTGTCGAAAGCATAACATAAAATATTTTCTCGGCGGCGGAACACTTCTCGGTGCAATCCGTCACAAAGGATTCATTCCGTGGGATGATGATGCCGATATTATGATGTTGCGTGAAGATTTTGACCGCTTTTGCGAGATTGCGCCAAAGGAACTTCCGAGCAATATGACTTTTCAATCGTACCATACGGACAAGGCTTGTTTCTATGAATTTGCCAAGGTCAGACTTGACGACACTTTCTTTGCAACCGACTTTGCAAAAGACCATCACGCAATGCACAACGGAATTGCGTTTGATATTTTCTGTCATGATAACACAGCCAATTCAGCAATCGGACGAAAAATTCATATGGCTGTGACTCTGTTCACAAGAGCGCTGGTGTTTAACAAATGGAATAATCGTAAGGCTGAAAACGGCAGTAGAATCCAGAGCATTGTAACAAATTTCTGCAAGAAAATATTTCCGCTCAGATTCAGTATGTGGCTTGAAGTCCGTACTTTAAAATTCTTTAAAAACAAAAAGAACGCAAAATATCTCTATGACGGAATGGGCAGAAATATTTATAACGGTGCTTTTCCAAAGGAATATCTTGACGATGTTGCTTATGCCGACTTTGAGGGTTACAAGTTCCCCGTGCCAAAGGAATATGACAAGTACCTTACTTTCCTCTACGGCGACTATATGGAGCTTGCACCGCTGTCAACAAGAATGGGTTGCCACGAAATTGCCCTCTGCGACATCGGAAAATATGACGGTTTCAAAATCCGCAAACCCGATTCTGAAAAATAATCAGCGTAAAACAGACCGATAAAGTAAATGTCACTTGACACTTACCTGTCGGTCTGCTATAATAATATAGCACATTTTGAGTGCTGTTGCGGAATCAGCTGAAGAGTAAGATTCATCTGAAAGTAAGCTCCGCCTCGGTTTCCCCACCGTGTAAAAATCAAGGGAATTTAAATTGATTATGCAAAAGTTGACACTTTCATTTTCAACTTTCCATTTTCAATTTTCAATTTAATAAGCAGGTATGGCGGAATTGGCAGACGCGCATGGTTCAGGTCCATGTGAAAGCAATTTCATGCAGGTTCAAGTCCTGTTACCTGCACCATAGCTTTTTACCCCGGTAAATACGATATTTACTGGGGTTTTGCTATACTTAAATCACTCTAAAACACGGAAAAATACATATCGTAGCTAACACACAGCTAACAAGTAGCTAACAAATCTACAAATGACAAAAATCCCCTCACTCGCTTTTTACGGCGGATGAGGGGATTTTTTTTTGCAATTATGTGTTTGTCAAGACATTAAGAATGTCCTTTAGGTTTTAATTAGCCGAGTGCCTTTTTTGCGTTGGCAATTTTGTTGTCTTTTGCTCGAATACCGTCATTGATGAGATGATAGATAGCATTGATGGTCTTCTCGCCAACGATACCGTCAACTGTGACTTTACCTGCTCTCTGTGCCTCTTTTACAGCTTTCAAAGTGCCGTCACCAAAACCGTTTGAATTATCGACTTTCGTCTTGATGATTCTCATATTGTATAAAGTAATCAACTGCTTCTTAAACGCAAGTGTTGCCGTATTGTGTGCGCCGTATTTAATCATTTCCTCATTCTCCTTATTTGATGTTTTACCGCCGAGTTGTGCGGTTACTTCGTCTGCAAGATTGCCGAGCCTGTTATAGAGCCAGTCACCAGGGCAAGATTTATTTGCAAACCACCTATGTACAGTCAAGACCATTTCGCCCGACTTCGGCGAATAATTTAAAGTCTTGTCCTCGTTACCAAACCAAAGCAGTTTAGTCTTGCCGTTACGCTTGCAAATGTCAACGCAAAGTGCAATAAGTTTGTTGTACACTTTACTGTTCATGGTGTACGGAGCTACTGTGTCGCTTGCACATTCGATTGTAACTGCACGCTGGTCATTGGCATTGCTTGACGAACACCAAGAACGATTACCTTCATCAACGCAAAGCAACACTCTGCCGTCATAGCCGATTCCGTAGTTACAGCTTGCCTCACAAGCTGTGTTCATAAAGATGTTGCCGAGGGTTTCGACACTGCACTGACCTACTACACAATGCGGAGTAATGCGGTCGATACTGTGTGTGCGTTTACCGCTGTGGTTTGGGCTTAATTTTGTGTAATTAACAAGTTTTGAATTACTCATAATTATTCCTCACTTTCGCAAATAATTTTTTTGTTTTCAAACTTTTTGTATGCGTCAAGATACATTTCGTTTTTATCGCCGTTGTATGTACATTCGTAGTACATACCGTCGTGTAATGTTGTGCTGATAAGGCATTTGTGGTTTTGCAAAGTCTTACACGACCACACTACAAAAGTGTCAAAATCAGGTGTATCATCTGACTTATCTATGTGATTTAACACATACTTGTTTACCTCAGATGTTGCAAACTTAATAAAATTTGCATTTGTCATAACTATTCCTCGCTTTCATCTGTTTTTACTTCGACTGTTGTCTTTAGCCTTTTAACGATTGATACCAAAAATTTTGGCAATGGAATACCGATTTCCGAGAGGTTTTCTAAAATTGAAATCAACTCGTTGATGATAAACCAAATCGTAACAATCATGCCGATGCAGTAGTTAATCCGCAGGTCGATTCCGCAGTTGACAAGTGCCGAACTGATGAGATAGTCGGCAACAATACCGACCGCTACAGCTACGATATAGCCTACCTTTTTGATGATACCAGTTACCCCGACACGGCTGTTAAGCGTGTGACTGATGTATGCCTGCGCCATTCCTGTGATATAGTCGATAATCATTACCGCAATCATCACCGCAAACGGCACAAGCAAGATGTTAAGATATGCGACAATAGCACCACACACCGTGGCAAATAATGCCTGTAAAACGTTTTCTTTCATTGTTTACACCTCGCTTTCTGTCGGCTCGTCAACGGTTGGATTATCGCCCCAAACTGCCATGACGGCATTGTAATATTCATCAGACAGCACCGTTTTGAGCTGTTCTCTGCCCGTCTTGCTGTTCATGTATGCGTTGCGGATGTTTCCGCCGACCTGCATTTCTTCACCGTTAAAGGTCAAAAACTGCTGTCTGAGTACCGACACGCTGTCCTTTGTGAGCATATCGAGTGTGATTTTTTCTTTAAGTTCCATAATTTTTGCCTCCGTTATTTAATTTTGTACAAGCAAATCACATTAATTTGCTCGCCGTCTGCAAATGTGTAAGCCGTCTTATCCTGAGTCGAAAACTGTAGCCAAGTGTTATTTTTCGGAATGGCAAATTTAAAGAGCTTGCCAAGGTTTGAAATACCGACACAAAAAACATTGTCCTCGGAAATACATTTGTACGGCAAATCAATCAGCGGACACATGCTATTGCCGCCAAGAGATACTGCGTTCATTTTGACCGTTGCACTGACGATTACGATGTCACCAATCGTCTTATATGTACAGTTTGCACTTTTGATTTTATCGGTGACGGTTGAATACGGTGTGAGTGTTGATGTACCACTTTCAATATTTGACGAATCGTATTTAGTCGCCAAGGCGGTTTTATCTGCTTTCACAAGCAGAGCATTGTAAACCGTACCGCTTGTGAGGTAACACGGGCTGTTATTTTTTGGTTCGCTGTCGAACGGCATTGAATTGAGCTTTTGGGCAAGTTTTTGGTCTGTTCTTTCCTTCGTATATGCGTCCGTAATTCCGTACCCTGCAAGCGTTGTCGATTTATTGGCTTTACTTGCAAGATTTGCGTCGGTCGTATCAAACCTTGCTCCAAGCGAATTTTGACCGCCTCTTGCTGTGGCTATTTCGGTTTCAAGTGCAATTGCTCCGTCCGTTGCCCGTTCAATCCCCTCGTCCATATGGTTGAGGTTGTCGGCATTGAGGGGCGGAGCAGAGCCGTTCACAAAGACAATTTTATTGTATTTGTTCATTTTCTTTTACTTCCTTTCCTAATCGTTTTTCGCCCTTTGACGTGAGGGCAGTTATAAATCCGTCCATTTTCTTATTGAACACAAATGTTTCGATTGTCGGCAAATCTTCAAACGGAGTTTTAATTGTGTACTTATCGCCTGCCTCAAGCCACCAATACGAAAACAGCTTAATTTTTGTCGGGCGGTATTTATATACATCACCAAAAAAATTAACAGAATTATATTTTGTGCCAATATCACTTGCTGTTGTTCTGCACCTCATCAAAATGTTATCGGAAACATACCACGAAAAATCGTTACTGTTGCCATACAAAAACGCTTTTTTATCAGCAAACTTAGCACTGTACATACGGATAGGCTCAAGTTCGTAATCTTCAAAGGATAAATCTTTGTACGAATCGATTGTTTCAACGGAAGATTGAGAATACAACCTTTTAAAACGCATTTTTCCGTCGGCATCTATAACGGCAAAGCTCAAAGTTAATTCTGCATAAGCTTGGATTAAATCTGACAAGGTAATGTCCTTTATAACCTTTTCCACGCAGGTATCATCAAATTTCAGCGGTACACTAAAGACAGATAAGCTCGGCGGTGAAACCCCTGTAATTGCATAATCTTTGGCAAATTCTGCGATTATTGAATAAAAGCTCTTAAAATTATCGTCTTTTTGATAGTGCGCATAACCATAAGCAAAGCTGCCGTCCTCGTTCTCTTTGCCTGCAAACCACAAAGACATATCCACCTTTGACATATCATAAAAAGCGTCATAGGCTGTGATTTTGACGATGTTACGCTGTTTTTTATCTCTTTGAGCCGACTGAATTTTTCCGTAGAAAACAGGACATTCAACCGTTCCTGTTTCGGCAGGACAAATAAGAGCATTTGACGGGTACAAATCATCTGACGGATACAGCTCCGATTCAAGATATGTTGCCATTATGATGACCTGTACCGTCTTTCCTATCAAAGCCGAGCAATCATAATCAATGAGTTTCACGCTCATTTCAGAGGCTATGCAACCGCCGAATTTCAATTCTTTTTCAACAATTTCATTTTCAAGCGAAAAGCTGTCAAGCACGATACTTTCACCTGTTATATCCTCAAAACTGCCGTCGGGGGAATGCAGGGCAACGGTGTTGTAAAGTGTGTTTGTTTTCAGCTTATCAGCAATTTCTTTAGATACAAGCATTTTTAAGAATCACCCCTTAATACTCAATCAGCTCAACAGTAATCGGCTGATAGGTTATATCATTCTTTTCGGCATTCATTACAGTATATTCAATATCAGGAATATAAAAATAAGAGGTGTAATAGCTGTTCGTTTCATCGTTCCAATAAGTTACCCTGCACTTTCTCTGTAACTTATTCGCCATTGAGAGGTTGATAATCGACTGAAAATCAATCTTTTCGTCAAGATGAAGAATGTGAGTTGAAAACGAAATTTTTGTTTTGTAATTTGGCAGCGTTGCCCTTTGAAGCGTACCGTTCTGATCTCGTTCCGCAGAAGTTTCAAGTCGCTGATTCGGAGTTGATGAAAATGCGGTAATGTACTTATTCGGCATTATGTTGTTGCCGAATTTAAGCAAATAGCCGTTATAATTTGACATATCATCCCCCCCTTTATGCAAATGCGGATTTACCGTTGTGTCTGCGTCTGTAAAGCTCATCCTGTCTTATCATTTCTTCAAAAAGCGTTGAACCCTCAAGCTCGGCAGTAAACGAATAAGTGTTGCCACCGTTATTGCGAAAGATAATGAACATTTCATAAATGCGTTTAAGCAGGTCAAGAATTTGTGTGAGAATCACTGTATCCTGACCGCCCGAATTGTCGAGCATACCCTGTAACTTGTTAAGAGGAGAAATAACCTCAGGGTTACCGCTGTTAGCACCTGCGTTATCGCCGACAACCGCAAGTGTCGGAGCTTTAACAATACCGCCTTTTGCAAATTTTCGTGCCGGTGATTCCGTGGGTTCTTCAAATCTCGGAATGAGAGGCGGATTTTCAGGCATTGAAAAACTCCAATCCTGTCCAAAAGCCGCTCCGATAATACCGGCTATTCCGCCGATTGAATTAACAACACCCGAAACGAAATTATAAATACCTGTCCACAACGCATTTATGCCGTCAATGATAGCGTTTATAATAAACTTAAACACGGCACAAATGCCGTCCCAAATACCTTTGAAGAAGTCGTAGATACCCTGCCATGCTTTTTTCCAATCGCCTGAGAAAACACCTGTAATGAAGTCAATAAGACCGCCGAATGTTTTCTGTATAGAGGTAATCAACCCACCGATAAATGTAAACACATTATCAAACACCCTTTTTACGGCATTGAAAACATTCTGAAATATAGGTCCCCAAAAACTGACAAGCCAGTTTACAAACGGTGACAGGAAGTTATTCCACACGGTTGAAACACAGTCTGCAACCTTGCCGAAGAAGTTTATTGCACCCTCAAAAACAGGCTTCAGCCAGTTTTCCCAAGCTGATTTTACGATTGCTACGATAAAATCCCACGCAGGCTTAATCCATTGATTGTAAACATTCATCAGGGTTGTGCCGATGTTGGTAAACATATTGCAGATATTCTGAAAAATCTGCTGTCCGTTGCCGTTCCACCAATTACTGATAATTGTTCCGATATCTCCGAAAATCTGACCGATAAAGTTAAACACATCTGCAAACTGCAATTGTAAATTTTCGAGAAATTCAGTGATTGTTGCACCGTCATTTTCAGTCCATTCCACAAGGCTTTCGGTTGCAGTTGAAAACGCACCCGAAACAACTTCGCCGACTGAGCCCGCAAAGGTTGTAAGATCGCTAAAAAGATTGGAAATTGATTCTTCCATTTGAGGGCGAACATTGTCAATTGCATTGCCTGCAAGTGTACCGAAATTATCAAAAAAGGTTGAAAGGTTGTTATAGCCGTTTGTAAGATTGTTGCCTATGGTATCGATAAAGCCGATAATCTTTTCCCTGTCTTTTGAGATCCACTTAGCAACACCGCCTAAAATGGTCTGAAACGACTTTCCGCCGATTGTCGCAACCGCTCCGAATGCAGAGCCGATTGCCCCGAGTTTTGCAGAACCGACCTTTTGCATTGTGCCGAATGCCTTTTGAACTATGGGAACAGCATTATCAAAAACGGTCTTGCAGTTCTTGCCTATAGCTGACCAATCAACCTTGTTAATACCTTTCTGTACATTCTCGACAAAGCCTTTGAATCCGCTTTTTTCGTATAGATTTTTGAATGCCCCCGAAAGGTTTTTGCTTGTGTCCTTGACAACATTCTTTGCAACAGCTCCGCCTGATGAACCGCCTGAAGAGCTTTTTGATGAGGAGGTGTCTGACTTTGAAGATGAGCTGTCAGAGCTTGAAAGCACATTCAGCTTATCAAAGCCCGCAACACTTCTCTTTGCTTTTTCGGAACTTTTCTGAACATTATCAAGTGACTTTGAACTGTCATCTGCCGTATCCGTAAGGCTTTTGGCAGAATCGGACGCAGATTTGATATTGCTTGCGGTGTTGTTGCCTGTATCCCAGCCGAAGACCTTTGAGAGCGATTCAACCGCACCTTTGGCATATTCCGTTAAAGTCGCAAGTGCGGAACTCAACCGCTTTACAACCTGAGTTGCCACCTGAAGAATAGGCTGACCGACTACGGCAAGGAGCTGTTTCCAACTTTCTCTGAGGTTGCCCGTTACATTCTCCCAACCGTCTGCTTCACGACTTGCCTGTCCCATAGCACCCGAAAGCTGATTAGCGTCCTTAACCATTTGCAAAAGCGTGAGCTGTTTCTGCGATTCCGACAAATCCGTAAATGACTTGCCATACAGCTTATTAGCCGCCGCATTTCGTGTGGTTTCAGTACAGGACAAACCGAGTGCGGCATCATTTTCAAAGTTACCTTTGAGGAATGATTTCAGGCTTTCTGCGGTGTCTTCAAGCGAACGGTCGTAATATGCGGCACTGTCGGCTGTTACCTGTAAAGCCTCCTGCATCATTCCCAAAGCACTTGAACTGTCCATACCCGTAGTTTTTTCAAAGGCATAAATGCTTGTGCCGACACCCTGTAATCGGGTTTCAAGAATACCACTTTGATCGGCAACGCTCTGAATGGCTGATTCTGCCTGCGACTGCATTGTACCGAATGTCTGCTCAAACTGCGAATTTGCCGCATTGACTTCCGCAGCCGATTCAATGCACTGCTGACCGAACTCCTTGATTTTGGCAACGGAAAAGGCGGCAACCACAGCTGTACCGATTTTCTTAAACGAAGATGAAACCGAATTGCTTAACTGCTCACCGCTGCCTTTGATATTTGAAAATTCTTTCTCGGTTTTCTGAGAAACACCCTCTGCAACCTTTGAAAAGGACTGTTTCATATCCGTGCTTACATTTTCAAAATCTTTTGAAAGACTTGAAAATGCCGAATCAAACTTTTTTGTAATTGAATCGGAAATCTTATGCAATGTTTTTGAAATATCATCACCTGTCAGCCTGACATCAAGCTCAATTTCACCCGCCTTTGTCGCCATATTCACCACTTCCTTTCATTTTAGATTTTTTAAAAACAGGCATAAAAACAGCGCACACCGCTATGATATACGCTTAAAAATTTTGCAAAAGAACAGCCACCCCATTTGGAGTGGCTTTTTGTTTTAGTTGTTGAGTTCGTAGTATTTGATGTCGATTTTCGGAAGTGACACATTGTTGCCCATTACGGTTTCATATGTATAGTCGCCGTCACAAGTTCCCCAGAATGTGATTACATCATCTTCAAGGAGTTTGTCCGCACCGTCAGGAATTTCTACAGTTGCGTAGATTGTATCAGTCCACAATGGTTCATCAAGATACTCATTTTCTTCTTTGGTTATATTGATTCTCAGGTCAACCGAATCGCCCCAGCCTTCCTGAACCTGAATAATCTGACCTTCAAACTTGTAGTCATTACCTTTGTACTTGTCAGGGTTTCTTGAAAGAGTTTTAAAGTCGACTGTTTTGCAACCGTCTTTAAATTCTTTTTCAACCTTCTTCGGGTCTTTAGTAGGCTTTTCTGTTGCAACTTCTTTTGTGGTCGGTGCTTCTGTCGCTTTTTCAGTTGCTTTTTCTGAACTCTGATTTGCAACAGTAGTTTCCTGCTTTGATTTGTTTGAACCGCTGTTACCGTTAATTGCACCGTTTACACCGCCAACAATCATAATAGCAACAACGATAATAACCCAAAAATACCAACGCTTGTAAATTTTCTTCTTTGCATTTGCAGGATTTACGGTTGCCGAGGTTGAATCGTTTCCGCCAAATCCTGCACCGCACTTGTCGCAAAATTTTGCATCGTCCTTTAATTCGTTTCCGCAATGTGGACATTTCATAAACATACACTCTCCTTAATAAATTTGTTAGTGTATGTTACATTTTATCACTATATATTAACATTGTCAAGAATTTTGTAGATACAGCGAAAATTATGTACAAATTTACAGATTAGCGAAGAAGTCTTGAAATTCTGCAAGAACGGTGTTCATATCTTCGTCTGAATAGTGCTTTACATTCCTTGACCGCCATTTGTTGCGGATTTTATGCTGTGACGAAGTAAAGTTTTTCAAGACTTCTTTGTCGGTTTCAAGGCGAATTTGAACCGTTCTTGCAAGCGGTGTTTCGGGTCCTAAGCCTTGCAGAAGTGAGCAGAACTCATTCCAACTCATTTTAGCAAAATCCTTTGAATAAATGCTGACCCCATACTCCGAGCGAAAGCTCGACACGATTAAATCAAAGTCATCAATCAGGTCGTAGCCGGGGTCTGAGCTTCCCCCTCGTCAGTCAAATCGCCTGTTGCAATTTTGGCAGATTCGCTGATAAGGGCGTTGAAATCGTGCATATTCAGTTTTAACTTTTCAATCTTTTCTCTCTCGGATTCATCAAAAAGAAGATGATACATTTCGATAACATCTTTACTTTTACCGTTGCCGTCCTCAAAAAGTGCCGCAACTTTGAGCATTGAAACTGCGTCATTGTTGATTGCAAGGTCAACATTTTTAACTCTGACACTCGGCTTTTCCTCAAAATTAAGTTTGTCTGTAATATCAATTAACTTTGACATAATCGTTCATTCCTTTCGTTTTTTAAGCGGCTGCTGTATATACGGGTTTGCCGTTTGACATAACTTCAAATTCAAGCGGAGCAACACCCGTACTTGCGCCTGCACCATTTGATGTAACGGATACAACTGCATTTTTAAAGAGGACGGTTGCACCGTTGGGGAAGGTCCACATAAACGGAACTTCTACCTTTCTGCCGTTTTCAAATGACAATGCGGCAATCTGGTCGTTACCTGCGTCACCGATTGTACGCTTGCCCTTTACCGAAATTGTGATTGACTTTGCTGTCATAAGCCTTGACTTCCAGCCCTCGTTTTCAAAGGCTGTCCATTCCTCGACACCGTTGTCAAATGCAACGGAAAATTCTTCGCAGTTAGCAATATTTGTCGTGGCGGATTCTGTTCCTGCCTTGCCAACCGCAAACTGATTTTCATAGCATGGGAATACTCCCGATTCAACTTTTGCCATAAAATTACTTCCTTTCGTAATAAAATTTAACTTCAATGACCTGCTCATACACACCCTTGTCGTCTGTTCCCACATCAACGGGTTCTTCCGTGAGCAGTTCGATTATATAGATTTTGTGTTCCTTAATTTCAACATTTTTAATGTCGTAAAGCGTTTCGTAAAGTCTGCGTGCAAACTCCTCGGTTTCTCTTGCGTTGTCGGTGTAATGGATAAGCAAAGACACGCTTATTGTATCGTAGGTGCTTTCACCGCCGATTGCCCTTGTGGGTGTTCCCGACTGCTTTAATGAATACACACCGATTGACCTGTCCTGCTTGTTGTCAAGTTTGCCGATGTAATAATGCTCGGCTGAGGTAACGCTTTTGAGCCAATCTCTGATGTCCGATAAGTAAATCAAAGTCCTGCTTCCTTTCTGTAAAATCTCACAAATGCCCGACTGCAAAAATTCTGCCGTGTACCACCCTCAAGCCACGGAGCGAACCATTTACCGCCGGCGGCAATGTTTTCCTTACGGCTGAAATTATACTCGGGATGAAAATACAACCGCCTTGCATACGGAGTGCTTGACACAATTTTAACCGTGCCGTTCCAACTCTGCGCACAATCTTCAAAGGTATTTTCGTTCTGAAGATTACCCGTATCAAACGGCATTACCTGCGTGTTTTTCACCTGTTTAAGAAGTGCGTCACCTGTCTGTTCAAGAGCCTGTTGCTTTGCCTTGTCAAGCTGTTTTACAACAGGCATATTGAGTTTGATTTTTGATGATACTGAAAATCCCATTAAATCACATCCAATTCCGTAAAATTAACTTTGCCGTCGGGGTTGCGGTGTTTTGTACCCTGTACGATGTTTCGTTTTACGCCGTCAAGGATTACAAAGCCACCGCTTAAAGTGGGGCTGTCGGGGGCAATATCGCCGTCAAAAAGCAAGACAGCCGACACCTGAACAATTTTCTGCTCTTTGGTATAGACCGTCTTTGCCTTTGACTGCATATTACACAAGGCAGAGCCACCGTGCAGGGTTGCTGACGGGTACAAGCTGTCGGAGGGATACAGATTTTTGCATTCAAACACGGTCAGGGGTGCTCCGTCTTCGGTAACACCCTCACCGTAGATTGTGACCTCGACAGGAGTTTTGCAGAACTGCTTTTTTACAAGTGACGGAAATTTCACGGTTTTCACGCACCTTTCAGATTGCAGGATAACAAAGTCCCGTTGATTTTAGCAACGCATAGAGGTCGGCAGGAATTGCCACTCCGCTGATACACATTAAGTTCCAGCTTGCACCAAATTCCATTGATGTGCCGTTGATTGAATAGCTTTTCAGATAGGAAGAAATCATATCGGCATTTTCTTCTTCAAAAGCAGTAAGTCTGCTATGCACTCTGCCGATGATTCTCTTCTGCATTTCCGAAAGTTTTTCAAAATCAATGCGGTTAAAAGTTAGAACATCAATGTGTTCGGCAGAGATAACGCTGTTCTCATCTCCGCCCTGCTGTTCAATGTAATCGGCATACATAGATTTACTCCTTTGTGTCTGACTTGGTACTCTCTTTAAGTTTTTTGTTTTCGGCTTTGAGCTTTGAATTTTCTTTCTTCAAAGTATTGTAATCATCAACAGAAATTTTCTTGCCTAATCCATATTCTTTGATTTTGCCGTTGTCATCCTGAATATCATAACCACGGGATACATAAGTCTTAGCTTCCTCGTCTGTGTTGACTGTATATGACTTATTGTCTTTGATTGCTTTCATTTTTTCTCACCTCGCTTTAAGCCTCGGCATGAATGATTACGCCCTGCTTCATAAGTTCGTCAATGGCAAAAGTACCATTAACTTTTCTGTTCTGATATATATAATTATCAGCTGTTCGGCTGTCAGAACCCGGAGTATAGACATTGATATATGAATACTTAACTCTTGACACCTGTGCTTCCGGGTCAATAAGAATATAGTCAATCTGCTTAGCTGAGCTGTCAGCAACACAACCGTTTGTAAAATCAAACAAAGACTTCATTCTTGAGCTTGGCACTTCTACAATCTTATCAATATCATCAACGGAACGAACACGGCGGTCAATGCCCTTTGCGGAACTGATTTCAAGTGTTCTCTGAATACCCTCTGCATTCTTCAAAAGCTTTTTGTACTGTGGTGTCGCATAAAGAATAACCCTGTCGAGCGGTACACCCGCTTCGGCAAAAGCCTCAAGGTTATCGTCAAAATCTGCAAGCACATTCGCCGCAGTTAATGCAGTAGTTTTTACTGTTGCACCAACTCGCTTAGCCTCTGTATAAAGCTTGCTGTAAGTATAACAGTCGAGTTCAGGGATAGCCTGTGTTTTTTCAAAGCGTGTCTGAATATTTGCGATAGTCACTACCATATTTGTTTCGTCAACATCAATAGGGTCGATAGCAAACTCAATATCTCTGTCGTGGTCAAGGGTTTTGGTTTCGTAACCGTTTGAATATGTACCCAAATTAAAACCGCCTGCACCTCGTGTATGGTCTTTATAACCGCTGACCGAGAGTTTCGGAATTTTAATATCCTTACCGTTGATAATCTGAATGTCAGAGTTTGAGTGGTAAAGGTCATCGCAAGTAAGGGCTTGACCGTACAATTCTCTTAAAACATTACTGAAAATAGTTGCGTATTCTAATACTGCCATAATTATTTACCTCTTTTCTTACTTTTTCGATTTGATGCCGAAAATTCCTCTTAAGGCATCTTCTGTTAAATTTTTGTCGCCGTTGCCGTCACCGCCGATTTTCTTAACTCCTGTGCCGTTCTCGGCAGGTTTGCCCTTGAGTGCGGGGATATCGTCAAGCACCTTTTTAACAGCCTCTGTCAGCTTTTCCGCATTGACCTTGCCGTCTGTCACAGCTTTTGAAAAGTCTGCAATTTTAAGCACATACGGAACGGTTGCAATGTCAACGCCCTGTTTTACGGCTTCGAGGGTTGCCGACTGGTTGACTTCTGCCATAAGCTTTGCGTTGTTTGCAGATTCAACTTCCGACTGCATTTTTGCAAAGTCGGGAGTGTTCTTAGCTTTCTGCTTTTTAAAAGCACCGATAGCCTCTTTCATCTCATCGGCTGACAATCCCTGCTCCTTAAAATATGACTTCAAAACGGTGTCCTCTGTCACGCTCTGTTTGCCTGTAATAAGGCTTGCGAGCTTGTCGTAATCAAAGACAGGAGCGTTTCCCTGTGGAGTTCCCTGCGGTGCAGGTGTCGGTTCATTGGGGGTTGGTGTTGGATTTGGTTCTGCCATTTTTTCATATCCTTTCAGTTTTTCGGGTGTCTCCCGTAATCAGTTTATAGAGTGTCTCTCTGTTTCAGTTTTGCACGGTGTCTCCCGTAGTTTAATGTCTTCGGACAATAAAAAAGCACCTTACATATTCGTAAAGTGCTTAATCCGCTTTTTCTGTTTTTTCTGTTTTAACTGCTTTGGCTCTCGGCTTTTTGGGAGCGTCAGGCTTGACCTCTTCTGCAAAACCACCGTCAATGAGTTCCTTTGCTCTCTGCTCGGAGCATTCAAAAACTTCATTCACAGGTCGTGTTACATAGCCGTTCTGCCTGTCGTTAAATGCTGTTGTTACTCTGATTTTCAT